TAAACTTTGAAATATGGTTCTTAATGGAATTAAAACTTTGTTCACGGCATCAATTCCTTTTTGAGTGGATGTAAAATAAGCAACTAAAGAACCTAACAAGATAACTATTGCGCCTATCCCTGTAGATATTAAAGCAATTCTAAATAGTTTTAAGGCGGCACTTACTAAATTAGTTCCTATTGCTGCTGCTTTTTGCGCTGTACTATATCCTTTTGTACCTGTTGTTGCTGCTATGTAGTTTGCTTTTATGCCTTGTAGTTGTTTCCTAACCAAATCTATGACTGGGGCGGCAACTAACAAGATTGTATTAACTGTTCTTTGCGCTCTTCCGAACAATGTAGACTGCGCTGCTGCTTCTTTGAATCCTTCTGAATAGTTACCTATATTAGCTGAAGTGTCTCCCACTCCTTTCTGAAGTTCGTTCACACGATCCTTTAGCATCTTGTGTTGGTCTGCTAGTTTTAAAGATGCTTTAGAAGTTTCTCCGTATAAGCTTCTAGTCTTAGCCCACTCTTTGTTTAAAATGGTCAAAGCATTTCTTCCTTGTTCAACTGTCTTAATTTCCTTCCCTTGCAAGGCTAGTAGTTTGCCTATTTGGGTTTGCGCTGCATTGTATTCTTTACTAGAGTTCTTTACGGCTGCTGCTGTTCTTACATACGCCTCTGACGAAGTATCTCCTGCTTCTTTAAATTCATTCAGCGTTTTCTTTAGGTTGTCTGTAGTAGTCTTTAGTTGAGATGTAGATTTAATTGCCGCATCCACATCTATTTTCAATTCAAATACTCTTATTTGCTCTGCCATTTATATTGCGATTATTTCAATGTTTAAACTTTGAGGAATTCCTGGAACAATCTGTCTTAATCCTAAATGTATTTGTTGGGTAGCAATCCTTCGGATTGTTGGCGTGCAAATGTCATTTTGATAATCCCAATTTTCCGAGTTTGTTGTTAGTACAGCTATCAATCTCTTGTTTCCTATGTCTATATTAAAATTTATTTCTATCAAACTATTGTTGGTGATGTAAGGGTAGCCCTTAGTACTAGCACTTGATATGATACCAGGAGGGTTATTGTCAATGACTAAATCAACCCCCGACCCTAAGCCTACATCGAAATTTAATATCCTACCATAAACAGGAACAGACCCTGCAATTGTATTCAAATACTGTTCTAGTGTTTGTGTGCTGTTGTACTTAATACTCTTTAATTCATCATCTATTAAATTATAATGCGAATCTCTGTAATCCTTTAAGACCTCTCTAACCATCGAGGCTAACACCTCTTTTTGCGAGTTGTCGTAAATATTCGCTTCTACTATTTCTGTTAGTTGTACTCTGCTTTTTTGTGCCATAATTTAGTTGTTAAAGTCATCACTAAAGTCATCGCTAAATTCCCCTAGTTTTTCAATGCTTCTGATTTTTATTAATTCTACTGTTGTTAATCCTGTTTCTGTAAATTGTATTGATTTGCTTAGGTAGAAAAGTCCGCCTAATTGTTTGATGTATTTGAGTTTGAAAAAGTCTAGCGTATTTATATCCAATACCGATAGGAATATTTGAACCTTTAATTTTCTGCCATAATTAATCATGTCAGAAAATGCCCCGTAATTCTTAGCAATAAGACTATTGAAATTCAATTCTTCAAAGTCCATGAAAGGCACTTCTAAAGAGCTAGAAGTGACTGCTCCTGTTGAACCTGCTAACCTATACTCAATCGTTGCCGTCTTTTTGTTTACTTTAAAAAAATAAGGTGCTGATTTCTTTTGCTTCACACTTTTTAGTGTCCCGTCTTCGTTGTATTGTTTGGTATAAAATGAACACTCCTTTAATCTGTTTCCGCTTATTATTGTGGTGGAATTTTCAGGAGCTTTGTAAGGTCTTTGAATTAAAGTGGTTTCATCCTTTAAAGTTTGGTCGTCAACTCTTAAATTTCCATTGGCGTATGTGTCTTCTGAGTTGTCGTACAAGTACCTGAACAGATTGTTTCGAGCGTACTTCCCTACCTTAGAATCGTCTTCAATTACCTTGTTGAACTTATGCGACCAGTCTTCGAATACCGTATTATTTGCGATAGCATTGTAGTTTGTGTATCGTGCCAACGGATCAAGTAACTCATTGAAGCTTATAAACTCATAATTCAATTGCTTACGTCTGTACATCAGCCCGTAGTGATTCATGACATCCTTAATAAAGTCCTTTTGCTTTAGCTTAGATAAGTAACTACTGAAGTTGACTCTCGTAATATTGTTATCTAAATTCAATTGTAAATTAAATACATAAGCATACGAGGAAGTATTATTTTCTGGAAGTGATACTATTTTGACCAACAACTGATCACCTTCGTTTAGGTATACTTTTTGAGAAAAACCAAAATCACTCTGAAAGTCTTTAAAACTTTCCTCAATTGAAAACAGATTCGCACCGTCCTTTTCAATATACATCGCTACATTTTCTGTTCCGTTGTTGTTGAAGGTTCCGTTTAAATCTATTTTGTAAAAGCCACTTTCTCTTATTCTGATTCTTGATCTATTGCCCGAAACTATATTTAAATAGTCTGGATCAAATACAGTAAGTAGATTAACATACTCTACGATCTCTCCTTCTAGCGAATTGACGACAATAAAACTTCCAAAATAAGTCTGTGCTTGATTGGTGAAATTTCTGTTTTGATTGCTAGTCGCTTCTAATTTCTTAACTGGGTCGATACTTTCTTTCTGTTCTGGAAACCCTTCGTCAATGGTAATCGCTAACTTCATCCACTCTTCCTTTAAAAAAGGGTTGAAGTCATCTCGTCCACCCCGACCACTGTAGCTAAACGTAAATCCGTTTTCATTAAATATTTTGTTCCAGATATAATTTACATAGAGAGAAGGCACTTGATAGTTGATTTCAATAGCACCGTCTAACTTCCCATAATCAGCAACGGCATACACATAGTCTGTATTTGTAAATGAGGCAAGCCATGTTTTAAGATTAAGGTCATGCCCTAGAGAGACTAAATTTAGGTCTGATATTTTTTTGTCTCCAATTTTATCGAATAGACTTATATTTTCGCTGTATACTTTTAAATTAAATACATCTGTTGTTGCTTTGAAATACCCTATCCCTTCTGATACGGTTTGAATGCCTTCTCTGTAAATATTAATCTTCTGTACCCTGTAAGGCGTAAGAGAAGTATTGGCGGTCATTCCTAAGCCGTTTAATATAGATACATTTCTAGGGGTCTTAGGTATTTTAAAACTATTCGTATAGGATGTTTGCCGATCCTTTATGTCAAAGAAATCGTTTACCTGTCTCGTCTCGGCTATTTTAGTAACAGCTGACGTGTCTAGCTTAACCTCATTTATGTATATCTCAACCTGCATACGTTTGTGTATAAAGTTTTGGTAGTTCTATTTTTACTTCAAATTCATCTAAAGTGTCTATTGTATTTTTTATTTCCTCACTAACTTCGCCTGTATCTGTCTCTATCCAATCCAGTAATTCGAAAGGCTGAAGCTCTGAATTGTTATAATAGAATACTTTAGGACTTGAAAATATTTGAGCGACTATAAACCTTTCATGTTCGCTCATATAATCCGTGGTTAAATTCAAATAACGTTCTGCCGTCTTTCCTGTTTGCGATACTCTATTATTTGCGCTCTCTATGTTCTTGAAGTCATTGTTTAACGACTTGTAAGACTTGGTTTTGATTTCATCTTTATAGACAGGAGAGAAACGCCAGTAAGACCACGCCCCATTTTGATTGAACCATTTTAATAACACACCACAACTAACGGCTACTTTCTTAATGAATACGGTTAGAGTTACACCACCGCCTACAAGTTCCAATTCGTTAATGCCAATGTATAACGGGAGCTGTCCCTCAAACCCTAGATTATCATTTTCACCGTTTGAAAGAAAGACACGGTTAACACCTTTAGATAAGGTTATGTCTAACGTTCCTGTTGTTCGTTTGTTTGTAATCGTAACCGTTCTGGATGCGTTTGAATAGATTGATAAATCAAAGGGGTGTCCCTCAAAGTATGTGATGTTTGTAACGCTGTCTGTTGATGGGGATAGAATTCTAATAACATCACTCACGTCGAATTTACTTCTCACCAATTGCAAGACCCCTTTTTTATAATTGTAGGTTTTTACGAGCGTTTCAAAAGTTCCGTCTGTCTTGTAAATAGTAGTTGTAAACTCAAATTCATTGTACAAATCTGGGTCTGGAAATACAAATGCGCTGGGCGTTGTCACTACTATACTATCTCTGAAATTATCTGGGTTGTTAATTACCGATACTACTTCTTTTAAATTGAAATAAAATACACCCATATTAGGGGTGATCTCAAACGTTAACCCGCCTGCTAGTATTGTTGCTCTCGCTCCTGTACCCACGTCAGTAGTAAATTCAATAATACTATTGTTATAGGTATTGAGCAATGCGCCCTGCGGTTCTGTTGTTATTGTTATTGCCATTATGCTGCTACTTTTATGTCTTCTAATACTTTTGTTATCTGTGAGTAGAAATTATTAATACTAAATTCGCTCACGTTGTCAATTATTTGTTGGATTCTTTGAGGGGTTATCACGGAAGAAACTAAATCAGTTCCTCCGTCTTGATAATAGTTAGTTCCTTTCCTTGCTATCTTTCGAGCTATTAAAAAAGCTAAACTACTTATGCTAATATCATCAAAAGGAATTATTCCTTTGTCTTCAATCCATTGTCTTATCGCTGCTATTGGAGGAAACTTCCCTGGCGCTCGCCCTTCAACTAACTGCTCTGTATAATTTTCTCCATAAATGGTCGCCGTCAATCCTCTGATTTCTACGTTTAAACTCTGCGCCCAATTGCCCGAAGCCTTCATTCCCAGTTCGTTGTACCTCTCAATCAAATCAACTTTAAGTGAGTCGAACTCTGCTTCTAATTTTCCGCTTACATCCATTATCCTTCCAGTTTAAACTTCATACTAATACCATCCCCATTCAAATCAAATTCATTGATCACCTCAATACTATTCCATTCCAATACTTTAAAATCACATCTTAGATTGTCATAAAAAGCTCCGTACATAATCTCAATTACTGGATCAATGTATTTGATTTTTCTATCTGCATAAGTTGTTTCGTCAAGGTCGGACTTTGTAAGTACCATGAAGTTACCTGTATAAGTGATAAACTCGGTTGTTTTCTTTCCACGAATAACTGGATCAAGGAAAAGGAACGTTTCACCAACTCCATAGCCTTCCATTGAGTCCGCTATAAAGTTTACTAATTCCTGTAAGTTCTGATAGTCTCGCCTTGCGTTTATGAACGTCCAGCCTCTTGCGATTGCTAATGTTTCTAGTTTTGTTTCTGCTGTCATATTATTTTTTAATGTTATTATAAGCCTTGCTTACTTCGCCTTCTAGCTTTTGGTAAAGTAGAATTGTAAACACTGTGTTGTAATTCCATGTCTCAATCACCATCGGGCTTGTGCTAAATTTCTGTGCTAGATTTATAAGGGTTGACATCTCACCAAACATTGACAATTTCTTAACCCCTGCCATTTCTAAGTCTGGGTCAGGGTCTGGTACCAACATCTTTTCTTTCTCCATTAATAGCAGCACCTCTGCCTTAATCCAATTGAGCGCATAGAAGTATTGTATAATATCTGATTTCAAATAAGCCGATTCTTTCACTTTAAATACTATCTTAAAACACTCTAATAGATTCTCATAACTTGGCTTTATAAACGCTCTTTTAATTTGAGAAACTTCTCCAAAAGTTAACTGACCTAGTGGCTTTGCTTTACGCCTTAGAAAGACATCATCGGTTTTCATAACCTCCTGAAGCTGTAAATATTTAGCCGCTTGATCCTCTTTTAAATGGAAGAAGCTCCCTAGTGTTATGTGTGTAAGATTAAACATGAATTGATATTGTTTGGTTTGAATTTTTGATTTGATATAGACAATAACCACCTGCATCTGTAATGTGATCAAAGCCGCTTTCTTTGTCTGGTCTTCCGTTTTTGTATGGCATCTTCTCTAGTGCGTCGGTATATTCAATACAATTGTTTGTGTTAACGTAATAGGTAGTTTCATCCTTGGCGTTTAAGAGTGAGACGTTAACCGTTGTAATTCGATCTCTTACGCTTGGGTTCTTTGATCTTACTCTTACGTTGAAGCCTGCTTTTCTTAATAGTTTAATATCGCTCTCTCCTGCGGTGTTACGAGCATCACCAGAAGCATCTGGATAAACTACTATTCTATGTCCTACGAACCTTTCTTTAAGAGTAGTTATCATTTCTGCGGTGTCATATCCTTTAGTAACTTCTTCTACTGCTGTTACTATCTTCCCGTCTGTTACGTGGATTACTGCGGACATATTGGTAATGTTAAAATCCATTCCAACATGAAGCGTTTCTTTTGGTTTAATTTCTCTGTCTGAATGGTTACGCTTGCGGTCAAACATATGATACACATTTCCAGAATTCATGTTTACAAACTCACCATCTATGTATGCTTGGATCTGTTGAGGGGTGTAGGACTCTAATAGGGACTCAATATAAGAGTCTGAGATATACGGGTTGTTTAACGTACTAACTTTAATTAATAGCTTATTGTCTGATGCTTTAGTTATAAAGAAATCGTGCAGAAACTTGTAACCCTCTGGAGTTGAAACAAAATCTAATTGGTTTGGCTGGTCGTTTGGTAAAACAGAACGGTTACGCCCTATTACTTTGACAAACACATCCTTCATTTTGTTAGTTGATAGTACATCAGCCTCATCAATCAATGAATACCCGACCTCATACCCTACAATGAGATCGGGGTTATCCATCGAGCGTAAGAAAATAGTCCCGTATGGTGTTATGATTGTTTTGTCGCTCTTGTTTAATACATAGGTAATTCCGTAATTGTTTAGTATCTCTTCAAACTTTGGGAAAGAAATATCCCGTATTAATGGATAGGTTGGAAGATAGTATGCTACATCTGTTGAGTATTGACGGTGCTTTATAATACTTTTAGTTACCCCAACAAACGTCTTACCCGACCCATAGCCACCAATTAACCCTGTGTGTCTATGCGTTGAAGTAATGAACTCCGCTTGCGGTGCTAGTATGTTAGTTACTTCTTCCATCAATTATTTTAAATGCAAAAGGTTTTTCTTCTTTTATATCCATTTCAATAGCTTGTTTGTCTCCATATTTCTTAGGATTCATTTTAGATAAAGCCCACTTACGAGCATCAACTCTTAGCCTATCTCTCTGGATTACGTTGTGATTAGTTACAGGTTTGCCCTCTTCGTTAATTATAACATCATCCTCGGTAGCATCTGCTATAGTTAATATCTGGTCGAAAATCATTTCTGACCTCTCGTTACATCCTCGCGCGTATTGTTTTACTTTCTCTTCATCTTCACTGATCCACTTAAAGAAAGTTCTACTTGAAGGCATACTTGATTGTCTTAAAATCGCTCTTAAAGAGTTTCCTTCAGATATTTGTTTTACAATCTCGCTAAAGATTGATTGTATTTGTTTCTTACTATAAGCCATATCTATAATTTAAAGTGTACTATTATTCATTTTTCATTTCCTAGCATTCATAGGGGGTTAGTCAACTTGTTGCACCGTTGGGAGACTTATTTTAATTCGTTTTATTTAAGGCTTTGTATTTTTCAATGACGAAAAAAGTTTCATTAGGAATTATTCCATGAATCATTTTTGAGAGTTTTTTT